TTTTGCAACAGTGGTTATTTTTCGGTATAACTATGAAGTTATGTGTTCTGTTTCCCATAATTTTTAGTTGTTGTTTATTAAAATAAATACCTTAATCTTATCAAAGGCGGAGTTGATACTGACATTTTGGGAGCAACTCCCCTTTTTTATCGCGATAAATAGAAATCTAAAATAAAAACTGCGATTAAATAAACGGTTGCGAAGATTAAGAAATATTTCATAAATTTTGAGTTTTTTTCTAGTTTGTCGATGAAGTCCATAATTTGTTTTGTTTGTTAAAAGTCTAATTAGTATATAATTATAATTTACAAAGTCAACCTATTATTTTCAATTAATTTAACTTTTTTAAATTCTTATTGGCATAATAATCCCAATAAAATTATCTGCCTCAATCTGCATAATTCCTTGACTATCTTTTAATTTAAGAGTGATTATATCATCATCTATTGATTTTAAAATATTCAATAATTTCCCAGCATCAAAGCCCATTTCTAGCTTCATTAAGCTTTTTATTGCCATTTGATTGCTATATCTAATTTTATTTTGCCTTTTAACTTTTATTTCCAAGATATTATTTTCAAAATTAAATATTATTGTATTCTGATTATCTGTTGTTATTGCCATAGCCTCTTGAGTTATTGCCATTAATTCTTTTTTATTGACTATTACAACTTCATTGCCAACAAGAGACAAAATCTTAGTATAGTCTGGATATTCATCATCAATCAATCTCAAAACAAGACTAATGTTATTAGATTCAATTTTAAGAAAGCTATTATATTTAATCGTTTTATCAAGTGATAAGGTTATTAATTCATCGCTCTTGAATGCTTTTATTATTTGTTTTACTGCAAAATCTGGTATAATCTCGTTAAAATCTTGAGTGTAAATATCAGCGGTTTTTATTATCATAAATTTACTGTCGGTGCTAACTAAGTTTAATTTATTGTTAATATTGTTAATATTTACACCTTTTATGTCGCATCTTGCTGGGTCTTTACTAATTGCAGGCTTGACTTGATTAAGCATTTTAGCAAATTGATTGCTAGGCATTTCTAATATTTTTGTATATTCTTTTTCAAATGAAGTTGTTAGAGCATAATCTTTAAAAATTAGAATTGAATAGTTATTAATTTTTAGTTTATTATTGATTTTTAGGTTATCGTAATCTATTGATAAAACTATTGTATCGCTTTTAATTGTTTTAACGAGTTTTATAAACTCTTGAATATCAACGGCAATATTCATATCGCTAGCAACTTCGCAATCAACTAAAATATTGATGCTTTTGCCTTCAGAGTGATGAGTATAATTTAAGCTTAATTTATTTTCTATTGTGTTAAGCAATAAAAGATTGGAGGATTCATCTATTGCTTTTTTATCAAAATCAATTTGACTGAGTGCATTTACCAGTGTTTTAGTTTTAAGTTCCATAATTTATTTATTGTAAAGAGTTAAATTATTTGTTAATTATAGAAATTATATCATCTCTTTCTTCTTTAAGAATATCTTGTTTTTTTGTTAAATCTTTAATTCTTATCAAATTTAAAAATTCATTCTCGTGTAAATTAGAAAGTTTTACATCAATTTCTTTAATTTCTTTTCTTATTAATTCTAATTTTTCGTTTAAATTTTTTGTAATTTTCATAATTTGTTTTGTTGTTAATAGTAAAACTATAATGATATATTAATTATAATTAGTCAAGAACTATTTTCAATTATTTTCAATTATTTTTATTATCTATATTTTTCTGTTAAATCGCCAGCAAAAAGACTAAATAATTTACTTACTGAGGTTGATAGGAAGGGGTTGTTATCAAATTCTGTGAAGCTTCCGATATTACATATTGATAATTCTGTTTTACTTCCGCTGTTATCCTGTTTATAACTTACACCTTGAATCAAAAAAAAGCTATTGAGTTCGTTAGCTTCATCTTTTAGCAATAACATTGTGTTAGCTTGCCATATAAAGCCACTAAAAACATTTGTGTAAAAACCTTGCACCGAGCAACTATAACTAGCTCCCTTGCCTCTCTTTACCGCCATATACCAATTAGCAATACTACTTAGATTTTGTTTATTTGTATTCATATTGATATTGACTATCAATCTTTTATTTGTCGTGGCTTTTGTATCAGTGTATTCAACTTTTTGATTAAATCTTTTTTTTGAGCTATTAGTTTTTAATGAGCCAATTAGTTGAATAAATTTATAAGTATCATTATTGTCAACAGACAAGCCACTTGACATAATATTTGCACTACTTGAAGTTAAATCAAGTGAACCTACTGCTAGATCCGCACCTTCCCTTGTAATTAGAATATCTCCATTTTCATCTGTGATTAAAATTACTCTTATCATTCTCGCTAAATCATCAATAAAATCAAATATCTTCTGTTGTTTATCGCAAACAAATGATTTACTGGGTAGCTTTGGAAGTATCGCGATATCGCTGTTAATCTTGATATTGCTATAACCATTATCATCAAGTATAATTCGTAATAACTTTTTAAAATCATTTTGTTTGTATTGCTTTGGCAAAATAGAGCTGTTAATCAATTCGCCTGTTTTATCTCTACCAGACACTGTTATTGAGTGGCTGTTAAGCTCCTGATTGTTTTGTATCAATCCAACATTGCCAGTAAATACTAACTCATCAGCTATTTCTATTTTGATTCTTGAGCCTTGCTTTATGTTTTTATCATTAAGCATCTGTTGAGTAATTGTAAAAGAAAATGAATTGCAGAAATTCTCAATCGATTTATCCAGTGAGAAATCAATAAAATTTTCAATCAATAAGCCGTTGCAGAAAATTAAAACTTTATTCTTCATACTTTAAAACTTTAATAGTTCCAGCGATTGAGCTTGTATCATTAATATTATTGAGGCTTATTATGATATCTTTATTGTCATCGTTGCCATAAAGATTAAATAATATTTTAGTGAGTGGAGTTGAGGCTATAACTTCGTAATCAACAACATTAGGGACACTTAAGGCTAATTCATTAAGATAATTAATTGCTTCATATCTTAAGGCCTGTAAATCATCGATTATGCTCCTATCTGCGATTGAGCCAATTTGTGAAAATCCGAACTCTAGATCTGCTATTACTTGATTCAATTCTTGTGTATTTGAATAATCAATATTTGCAGAAGTTTCATAAGCAAGAGTTAGAGCATTGATTTTAATTAATTGGTTAATTAAATCTTGATTATTTCTAATATCAATTGAGTTTTGAGAACTTCCTATTTGATTTCTGTCTTTTTCATTGACTCCGAATAAATCTTTGCAAGCTTTAAATAAATCTTTACTGCTGGTATAAGCAACACTTAGATTATCAAATGCTGTCTTAACATTTTGAGCTAAAACTTTAGGAGACTTGACAAGATTAATTGATGAATTAACAATTTCATTAATTGCTGTTGAGAAATCGCCGAGACTATCGCCAGCTCCACCTACTGCACTTGCAACTTGATTAATTTTATTAGCAACTTTTTTTAATGTGTCAACGGCACTATCAAATTTTTCTTTAGCTTTAGAAACCGCTTTCCAAGCCTTGTCAAATTGCTCTTCATATTTTCCAAGTATTTTACTTTTAAGATTGGCTAAAAATCCTTTGCCATTCTTCTTATTTTTGCCATATTTACTAACTTCTACAAATTCGAAGCTAACCGAAGTATTGCCAACCGCATTTTTTGCATCGCTAAAAGAATATTCAACAACATAGCCATAAAATTTTTTATAAAAAGGAAGTGATAAATAGCCAGCCTTTGGCTTATCAAATGCTTGTTGGAGTTTGTCTCGCTGGTTATAATTTTTGTTGCAATCAACAAAACAGTTGACAGATATTTTTTTAAGCATCCTGCCTAAGGTTTCGATATCTCTTTTATCGGTTTTAGGATATTCAAATTCTGCAAATTTAATTCCGCCCTTGATATTGCTAGTATCAAAAAGAAATTTAGCTTTTTTAAAGCTTGCTGGTTTTATTTTAGAGTTATTAAATAAGGTCATCTTGCATAAGTCATATTAGTGCCTAAATTGAAATTAGGCGAGCTTTGTTTTGTTATTGAGGTATTCTTAGGAGCATTATTAAAATTAACATTAAGCCCACCACTAAAAGATTGATAAGGGTTTTGACTTATAGGCTGTTGTATTGGTTGACTTTGTGGCAAAGAATCTAAGCCAGCATTGCCAGCTTGACCCAATATAACTTTACCTCCAAATATATTTCTTGCACCTGTAATTATTTTACCAACATAATCATAAATCTTTTTAACGACTTCAAGCACTGTATCAAAATTATAGATTAACAAAGCAATAGCACTTATCCACAGAGTCAATGGATTTAACCTCACAAGAAATAATAAAGCTTCAAAAACAATTAATATTTGTTTTAATGCAATAAAAAACCCACCAAGAGCCAAGCCAATTGGCAATAAGGCAGTTAAAAATAAACCACCATAAACAATAAGACTCTTCATCTCAGGCGATAAAGAGCTAAAAGCGGTTGTAATATCTCCAGCAAAAACAGTTATATCTTTTACTAAGTTTTTTAAATCAATAACTTTAATAATTTCGTCGCCAAGCTTACCAAAAGCTTTGTTTATGCTATCGCCTAATGTTGAAAAAAGACCATTAAGAGATTCTGAAAGCTTCTCAGTAGCCTTAAAATACATCCCACCTTTCTGTGTTGCTTGTGTCAATGCTTTATTAACAAGATCGAATGAAATTTTGCCATCGGTTCCTAATTGTCTTAATTGAGAAATGCTTTTACCAGTTGTTTTTTGCAATAAAGCCCAAATAGGAATACCGTTAGATATAAATTGCATTGCATCTTGACCTTGTAGCTTAGTCATACCAGCAACTTGACCATAAACTACTGCTAATTGCTTTATATCAGCTCCAGAACCAGCAGATATATCCCCTAGCATTTTAGTTGTATCAACAACATCTTTTAAGGCTATATTTGAGCCTAGTAATGTTCTTGTAGCTTGCACTATTTCAGGAAGTTGGAAGGGTGTTTTATCTGCAAATTGTGTTAGTTCGTCGAATAGTTTTTTACCTTTTTCTGCGGAGCCTGTCAAGACTTCTAATTGAATAGCAAGAGTTTCAAAATTAGCAGATGATTTAATTGCTTTTATTCCCATCGCTCCTAAGCCAGTAGACATAACAGCTACACTTTGGCTAAAATTAAAAGCCTTGTCTGACATATTAGACATACTGTTAATCATATTATTAGTTGATTTTGTAAAAACATTACCAACTTGAGCCATATTATTATTAATTGCTCTGAGCTTAGGGCTTAAGTTATCAACTAAATCATAGATAAATTTAACATTAAACGACATTTTGTTTTACTATTTTATTTTGAGCTTTAACAAGCATATCTAATTCAGCAAGTGGCATTTCTTTTATTTCTTTATAACTTATTGCACCTTTGTAGAATACTATAACTTGTGATATCAAGTAAATAATATCTTCTTGAAAAACTACTTCTTTCTCACTCCACCTGACCACTTGCTGACCCAAAAATTTGCTAAAAACTCGCAAATAATATTTTCCCAATCTTGAAAATCTAATTCATTAATATCTGCATCATTTAATGGATTTTTAAAACCATCATCCTTAAAAGCAATTTTTTTTAGGAGTTCGTTAGATTTATCAATTATTTCTTGATTGCCATTAAACAATAATAAAGCAATAGCAGAAGAATTAACACCCTCGCTTTGCTCTATATCTTGAGCTGGTTGTGGATTTTTAGAAACAAAATCTAATGAAGCCTTAATAAAACTTGAACGGAAATAATGAAAATAATTTTTAATTAAATTAATATTAACATCTTTTAGATAAATAGCTTCAATATTTTTAAAAGTATTTGAGCCGTTATCAATAAAAGAAGAATTTACTAGAGGCTTTATTAATTGAATTTTCATTATGCAAAAATTGGGTTGCCGTTGAACTCTAAATCAACATCTTCACCATATGATCTTTCAATCATATTAGTTTTTAAAACACAACTAGAGAACTTATTAACACCATATATAATAGTGTTGTTATCTCCATTTTGCATTATTTGATTGATGATTACTTCGGTTTCGTTAGAATATCTAACATTTACTTTAATGGTAGAAAAAGCATTTTCGTAGTTTTTTCTTTTGATCGGCGGACCTCCAACTTGTCCAGTAGTTTCAATTTCAGGAGTTCCATCAGTAAAACTTACCTTAGAATTATAAGGTAAGGTTTTGCCATTTACAATCAATAATGGTTTATCTTGTATTGCCATAATTAAGCCTCGAAGTTAGGGATAAGATTAATAATAATAGTTTCAAGTTGAGACACTATTTTTGCAGAACTATCAGCAACTATAGAGCCTTCTTGTAAATTTATAACAATGGTTTTGCTAACAAAATCTTTAAAGTAGGCAAGAGCTTCATTGCTAGCTACAAGTAAAGCATAATCAGTATTTAGATTAGCAAGACCAGATAGCTCTCTGTAATATTCGCATAAGGTAGCAATAAAACTATCTTTATTTACCATTTTTCTATTAGCAACTACTTGACCGCTTGTAAGTGCATGTTGTGCGAAGTCTTTTTTGATATTTCTAAAAAAGTATTCTCTAACAATCGACATAGTGTCAAGAGTATTTACACTTTGATAAGTTTTATCAACATTGCCTGCATTATCTAGCTTGTAGGTAGTAAATTGCTTATTGATATCGATATAGCTATTTGCAGAATTGTTTTGAGGGCAAGAGCCACCAGAATTTTTAAGTTCGTTCCTTTCAGCTTCTAGATAGTTATTACCAGCATCAATAATTGGCAACTCGTAAGCTATTGTATTGAAATAAGGGATTGCTCCATTATAAGAGCCGCCCAAGCTTTCGCCGTTAGACATTATTCTTGAGATATTAGCTCCGACAGTCAATCTTAATTCACGAATACCAGCAATAACAGAAGCTATAGTTAAGTTATTTTCAAAAATAGCTCCACCTTTGTGAGTTGCAGTGTTGATTTTATTATTGCAAATAACATCAAGGGTTTTTAGGTTAAGTGCATCTAAAAAGCTATTATTATTAACATAGGTATCAGTTTTTGCAATAATTCCTAAGCCGTCTAATACTTCGTTATCAACATTGATTCTAGCCTCAGTTAGAGCGGTTAAGGTTGATAAAGTGTATTCACTAGGATAAGCAATCGAAGTAAAGCGGATTTTACTATTAACAATATTATCAAAAAGACCAGTCAAGACAGGATTAGTTGCACCGCCACTCATTGCAGTTATTACAACAGTGATGCCAGCAACAGAACTTTTTAATTTCAAGCCTATTGAGTTAGCAACAAGCCCTTTGTTGACCGAGGTTAAAGTAATAGTTGAAGTGGAAATGCCAGCACTAACAGGGCTGTTTAAGGAAGTAGAAATACCAGCACTAACAGGGCTGTTTAAATTGGCATCAATTAATGCTTTTAGCTTGCTTGCGATTGAAATCGAAGTATCTCCGATGTTAATATCAATTTCGTATTCACCATTCTTAATGCTATCAACATAAAAGCTTAAT